TGAATTTAACGTAGCAAACGGCTTCATTCCATCAGATCCAGGATTTAAGATTACAGTTACAGCATCAGAGTTGTTATCATTAGCTGAACAAGCAACGAAAGATTTCTTAGGAACATTAACGAATCCATCACTTGGACAGTTTAACTTTAGAAATGTCCGTTCTGATTACTTTGACGACCAGTCAGCAGCGCCACTTGATGTGTTCGCGAGCGGATTTACTCAACCCCCAACAGGACAATATTTTGGGCTAACAAACATTGCAAATAATATTGGTTCTTTTCCATTGTTTCCTGGTGGTGGAACAGTTGCAGGTCAGTTCACAGCACAAGAAGGCGGTGACTTGCTTGTAGCAACTGCCGATGATTTTAAGTTTACTCAAGAGTTTTTGAATAAGACAAGTCTTGGCGCAAATGATGCAGCTCGTCGTGTGGCAATTGTTACAGCACTGCAAGCAGAGATTAATAGTAATACAGCTGTTCGTTCTATTGATACACTTGAGTTTAACATTGTTGTTTGCCCGGGATATTTTAAGTTATTGATGAACTCCTTAGTCTTGTTGTTGATATTCAGGAAGAAGCAATCATTATTGCTGATACCCCAGTGAACTCAACTCCCCCCGGTGTAATTCCATCTGATACAAACGCAATTGAAATAGAGACCTGGGCAGCTTCAGTGCAACGAATTATTGATTCCCGTGGTCATATTGCTTACTACTTCCCATGGGTTCTTGCATCAAATCTTGATGGTGTTAATATTGTTGCAGCACCAAGTGGTGTGGCATTGAGAACATATGCATTTAACGACAATGTTGCATTCCAATGGTTTGCCCCCGCAGGTGTTCGTCGCGGACAGATTTCGGGAATTTCGGATATTGTTTTTGTTGATGCCCCACTAGGTGGTCCAGCAGAAGCGACTGCAGTTGCCCTGAACCAGGGCCAGCGTGATGTGTTGTACCAATACAGTGCAAGTGGTGGTATTAACCCACTCGTATTTTTCCCAGGACGAGGATTCCTCGTATGGGGACAGAAAACATCAACGGGTAATACAGCAACAGCTCTAGACCGCGTTAATGTTTCACGTTTAGTTAAGCATATTAGGCGTGCGCTTCGTAAGCTTGCGTTTGCATTTGTGTTTGAACCAAATGATCAGTTAACACGAGATGATTTGAAGGCAGCAGTTGATAACTTTCTTGGCGACTTGATTGTCAAGCGTGGATTATTTGACTTTGCAACTGTTTCCGACGAGACGAACAACACACCCGACCGCATTGACAGAAACGAGTTGTATATAGATGTGGCAATCAAGCCAGTTAAGGCTGCGGAATTCATCTTTATACCAATTAGAATTGTCGCAACAGGTGCTGAAATTTAATAGAGAAATCAGGAGCATTTAAAAATGGCAACAATTAATGACATAGGCATTCCGGGAATAGGTACTGGTATTCTTCAACCCAAAATGAAGAATAGGTGGCGTGTTACGTTTGCGAACATAGGTGGTGGTACAAGCTCTCAACCATTAAGCTTGCAAGCAGTAACAGTTACCCGACCAGTTTTGTCGTTTGAGGAAGTCCCACTTCATCGTTATAATTCAGTCGCCTGGGTTGCAGGAAAGCACACGTTTGAGCCAATAACAATCACTTTTGAGGATGACGTAACTGGTACAGCATCTCAGGTTCTACAAAATGAACTTCAAGAACAACAGTTCTTAATAGGTGCTGAAGGTCCATTCTTAGGTGTCGGTGAAGAAGGTTCACTCTACAAGTTCGTTACTTATCTTGATATGCTTGATGGTAAGGAACAGGTAATTGAAAAATGGCAGGTTGAAGGATGCTGGATACAAAATATTGACTATACAGATTTGGATTACTCGGCGTCTGATGCTGTGCAAATAACCGTTACAATTCGGTACGACCATGCTCGCCAGGATATTGGTGGTTATAATGCTGGTGAAGGTGTTGCAACAGGTGGTGCTGGCAAAATTTCATAACGGATAGGAAGATTGTACCAAGGACGGGCGGTACAGGGAGGTATGGAAAGGGGCTTTGAAGCCCCTTTCCTGTTCCCACTAACATAGTCCATAAATATTCACATACCCCACTGTAGGTAATCATTATGGCATTAGATCCAAGAAAGTTTTTAGCTGGAAAAACAAATTGTCCAAGCAATGCTGCTGGTTTAGCAGATTCTGCGAGCAAGCGTGGTGGGTTTTTTGATGCATTAGGAAAAATAGGTAGTCTTGAAATTCTTAATGATATCGGATTTGGAAAAGTTCGTGAAGGATTAAAGACGGTTACAAGGGTATCAGATAGCATTAGAACAGGAAAGAGTGTTGTTCCAGGCTCTGAGGGACAAGAGTTGTTTAACACAGTTCTTGGCACTGCTGCAGCGTCCGTTGAACAGGGTGCTAATATGGTTCTTTCAACTGTTGGAATTAATCCTGCAATAATGCAAACAGTTGAAAAACTCAACCCTGCTGTTGCTAATAGAGCGTTAGGACAGGCAAAAGCAATTTTTCAAAAAGTTAAAAGTGGTGAATTTAACCTTCAAGATATTCCAGAATTTTTCTCTGATCTTCAAAATCTTGAAATTTTAGGTCGAGGAATTTTTACGGAAGGTGGCTTGACAGCGGAGTCACTTAAGCGAAAGGACCTATGTCCACCATCACCATACGCCACAGATTTGATTTCTTACTATCCAAAGTATAAATTTTTATTCATCGTTCAATTTGAATATACCACACCTTACGCTACATTGATGCCTCTTGGAAGACAGGTAGCATTTGTTGTTAAGAATAGTACAAGACCAAACATCAATTATGAATATGATGAAGTTAACATGTATAACTTCCACACAAAAGTTCTTAAGCGAATGATGTATCAACCAATGACGATGCGTTTCTACGATGACAGTTGGAACAATGCAATGAGGTTCTATAACACATACTATAAAGCGGTTAGCCCAATTGGTAATATGTCATTCCAACAAAAAGTGCAGGATACGGGTGTATATGAAGAGGGAGGAATGTCGTTTGGTACATCAAAAGACCGACAGCTAGGAAGTCAAGGACCAGGTGGTATTGGTTCTATTGAAGGAGATGTTGGAAACTCATTTGTCGCACATGAATATTCCGCTTCCATTGGACCCCTTGCTGACCCCGTAACAAAAACGGTTTTAAAAACGATAACGCTATATCATGTGTACCGCGAAGGTGCAAAAATGAATGTCTATAATTTCTTTAATCCAAGAATCACTTCTTTGCAGCTTGATGAGTTAGATATGACAACAACGGGAGAAGGGTGTGAATTTAACTTTGAGTTTGAATTTGATGGGTTAAACATTGAAACTGGTATCCCAATTGAATCGAAAGCAACAGGAAATGACAGTCGGTACAATATTAGAGAACTTACTTCAATTGGTAAGTTTCCTCTTTCTCCTCAAACAGGCGGAATGGATTTAACTAATGGTCCTTTTGATAAGCCTTCAGGACCAACAACACTATTGGGTGGAATAGTCGATGGGTTCCGGGAAACAGTTGAAGGCGTTGCTTCAGCTGTGAGCAATGCAGTAACCGGAACGATTAGTGCTGTATCAAACACTATTGGAGGGGTTATATTTCCACGAAGCAATGCTTTTAATAATCAGACGGGGTTTACTGGTTCTCAGTGGAATATTGTACGTGGTACAACAAAAGCAATACCTAATAGTACTACAACACAACCACGAGTAACACTTGTGTAATGAATGGCTCGAACATACAGACAAGGATTGTACACACCACGACATCCTGAAAAGTATAAAGGTAATATCAACAATATTGTTTATAGATCATCATGGGAATATAGTTTTTGTCAATTTCTTGATAACAATCCTAATATTGTTGAGTGGGGATCAGAAGTTGTTGCTATTCCATATGTGAAACCAACTGACAGAAAGGTTCATAGATATTTTCCAGATTTCTACATAAAATATAAAAATAAACATGGGCATGTTATTCAAGAGATTATTGAAATCAAACCTGAAGAACAAACAAGAACTCCTACAATGCGTGGAAGAAAAAGAGAACAGCTATTAGTTGAAAGTATTCAATATGTAATTAACATTGCTAAATGGAAGGCAGCAAATCAGTGGTGCAAACAACATGGAGTTAATTTTCGTATTTTAACAGAGAAACAGCTATTCAAAAACTAGTAAATACTGTAATGAGAAAGAAGAATTCGGTAACTAAAACAATAACGGAAATTCCTGTTACCCACCCAATGGAGAATGTTCTTGATATTGAATGTGGAACAACACTTGTTCCACATCAAGAACAACACACACACATTATTACCACTGAAACATACGACGTAAAAGACGAAGAGGTAGAGAACCAGTTTCAAGAAGTGTATGACAAGGCAATAACAGCTTTTGATGACCAAACTAGTTCTATCGAGTTGATCGATCCAAGATATCGATCAAGAAATCAAGAAGTCGCGGTTCAGTATCTAAATACTGCTCTTGATGCAGCACGAGAAAAGTCATCATTGAAACAACATAAGGATAAGATTACTATTGCTAAAGGAAAAATACAGGGACCAAAAACATTGAATCAAAACTTAATTTTTGCTGACCGCAATGAATTGTTAAAAATAATACATGGGGAAAGTCAACAGGTAACAACAAATGAGACTATTTGAGATTAAACCGTTATTTGAAGAAGTGTTTAAACCAGACAACTTTCCACTTAAGGGAAATGAAGGGTTTTCAGCGACTGTAGGAAAAAGAACGAATTATATAAATAATCCTGATCACGATTCACAAAACAGAACAATAGGATTTTCACTAGTCAAAACTGTTCCTGTTATACTTCCGAGAACTTCAATTACATCTCTTGAACATGACACACGTGTTTATATTACAAACACTGGTTTACTAGTTCGTGGAAACGATCTCGGTCTTCCTGGGGCAGGCGCGCATAATAAAATTTTCACCTTGGTTGGTTTGAAATCTGCCCACCCCAACCACTCGATTGGTTACATTATGGTTTCCAGTATTGAAAAACCAGGTGGGATTAAACAAGCAAGAGTATCAAAGGGTTCGATAGCACAAGAAAAAGTTGCTGAAAAACTAAAAGAAATGAATCCTAAAATAGAAATTATTGCTATTGCACGTCCTGGAAGCACCAAAATAGATGTTCATTTTAGACTTGACGGTACTCCGTATAAGGTAGAAGTTAAAAATAAAAATACAAGGACAGGACCAATTACATTTTATGATAAAACTGCACGAAAGCAAAAGATACAAAAATCAAATGCTGCAGTTCTAGATGATTTTGCGAACGCATTTTTTCCTGGTAAAACATTCACACAAGTCGTTGAACGCGCTCGTAAAAAAGACCCAACTATTGGGTTTGCTGGTGATGAGGGAGTGGCAAAAACAGGAAGTTTGAAGCAACTATTTACAACAACCGATCCAACAATCTTGTCGAGAATAAAAGATGTTCTTATTGATCATTTTAGAGCAGCAGATGAATCATTTTTCGCAGTATATCATGCTTACAAGGATCAAGCAAATATCTATTTCACTAGCATTGGGCGAAATATATTAAACGTTCCCAACCTCCCTAATCTTACGAAATTCACCCTGGCTTCATATGGTACAACTCCAGATGAAACAATACGTGCTGGATTAAAAATAACAATAAAAGAACCTGTCTAATCTTCTGTTAGAATACAATAGGTTACTCTGTGTTTTTTCCGCATAGATAAGTCACATGGCTAGAGCAAAAAACCCTGCAGTAAAAAAACCGAATATTGAACTGGAATACACCGCTCAACAGGTGTTGGAGTTAAAGATTTGTTCGACAAATCCAATATACTTTATAAAAAAGTATGTTAAAATTCAGCATCCAGTAAAGGGTGCTATTCCATTTTATTTGTATGACTATCAAGAAGATATAGTAACAGCTTATTTAAATCAACGATTTGTTGTTATTCTCTCAGCAAGACAAACAGGGAAATCAGCAAGTTCTGCGGCATTCATCTTATGGTTTTCGATCTTTCATTTTGACAAAACAGTTTTAATTGCATCAAATAAAAACAAGAATGCTATGGAAATGATTCAGCGAATACGCTTTGCATATGAAAATCTTCCATTCTGGATTAAACCTGGTATTGTTGATGATGGGTGGAACAAACATAGTGTGGGGTTTGACAATGGTACTAGAATAATGTCTGAGGCAACATCAGAAACGTCCGGTCGTGGTCTTTCTATTTCTTTATTATATCTTGATGAGTTCGCTTATGTTAAACAAGTAATTCAAGAAGAGTTTTGGACTTCTATATCACCTACCCTGTCAACTGGTGGTCAATGTATAATGACATCAACACCAAATAGCGACTCCGATATATTTGCTCAAATCTGGCGTGGGGCACAAGTTCAAGCAAATGGTTTTTTCCCTTTAGAAGTTAAATGGGATCAACCACCCGGACGAGACGAAAAGTTCAAAGAAGAAGAAACCGGTCGAATTGGTGAACAAAAATGGCTTCGTGAGTATGAATGTAGATTTCTGTCTTCTGAAGGACAACTGGTAGACGGATTATTTCTTCAAACTCTTACACAAGAGCTGAAACATGTTAAACCACAATACATGATTAAAGATGTCTCTTTCTGGTTCAATATTTTGCCTGGAGCAACATACTTAATTGGTGTCGATCCATCAACAGGAACGGGTGAAGATTTTAGTGTAATTGAAGTATTGAAATTTCCTGAGTTAGTTCAGGTTGGTGAGTTTCGTTCAAATACAATCTCACCAAATATTTTATATGGTGTGTTAAAAAATATCATCAATTTCTTAGAGACAAAAGAAACAACAATCTTTTTTTCAGTAGAAAGTAATGGTGTTGGTGAAAGTATAATAGCATTGTATGAAGCAGACGAAAATCCCCCAGCAAGTGCTCTGTTCGTTTCGGACGATAAAAAGAAAGATAGAAAAGGGATGGTAACTTCATCACGAACAAAAATGAAGACATGTATTAATTTTAAAGAAATGTTAGAACATAGTAATATAGTTATTCGTTCGCAAATTCTTCTTGCTGAACTTAAGACATTTATCCGTCACAGGGGTTCTTATGCTGCTCAACGCGGATCAACCGATGATTGTATTAGTGCAATACTGGTAACAATCAGAATACTTGAAGAGATTGCAACTTACGACCAAGCAGCATATAATAAGCTATATTCTAGAGAATTTGAAACTTGGTCTAAAGAAGATTATGATGGATATGGAGAATACGACGAATATGACGAACCAATGCCATTTGTTACATAGTTGATTTTTGGTGATATTCTTCTGTTGACCTTTACTCTGATTTAGGTTAAAATATCCTCATATTGAGTAAGAGGTGAACTATGGCAACTGTATTTGTGGTTCTTTGCACGACTGATGGCTGCGATCGGTGTTCCGGTCGTTCAACACATATTGTTGGAGTAGCTCACAATCTCACAACTGCTGAAATCCTTGAACGAGAACACGAGACGCTCGAAACACACCCACACCTTCACCATTATTACTGGACTCAGGTGATTGAGGTAGAGCTGTCAGCTCCTGCTGAGTGGCATTTGACACAGGCCCAGTGTTGAGATAACAGGCTGATTTTCCGGGAAAATCAGCCTGTTGACTTTTGGAACCATTTAGGTTAAAATATCCTTATATTGAGTAAATTGAGACATAATATTATGACCTTTACCCATAAAGTCTTTGAAATTCCCTCTTGGAATATTCCGCGGTTAGAAAAAGAAGTAGCCAAAATTAACAAACGAGCTGCAAAGTTAGGAGTAGGTTCTATCTCGTTAGTAACTCACGAAATTAAGAAAGATATCCATCCCGAATGGATAGCGCGAGTTGCTGAAGGCTTAACGATTGAAAGCTATGAGGAAATTCCGAAGGTCACTCTGCATTGTATTGAGTTTGTCGGTGAGCCCCCGAAGTTAGCTGGGTGGTCATTTGTTGGTAAGTTGGACCACATTTCACTTCCTGGTGAAGTAGTTCTTAAGGCCGTTCCTGGTCAGGAAATTCCCGCTCAGTTCTACAACGCAGAAGCAATGTGCAAACATTGTGGAAAGATTCGTCGTCGTAACGACACGTTTATTCTTAATCACGAAGACGGACAATACACCCAAGTTGGTCGTCAATGCATTCGTGATTTTCTTGGTCATGACCCCTCAAGGATTGCATCACACCTTACCGCTATTTGGAAACTCATTGATAATATTGAGAATGAAAACGAAGGCTGGTTTGGTGGTGGATACCGTGACTACATGTTTTCACATGAAAAAGTATTAACCGTCACCTCGGCAGTTATTCGCACGTTTGGTTGGATGCCGAAGTCAAGGGCTGAAGGTGAAAACAAACCCGCAACTGCGCAGTTAGTTTGCGAATTACTCCTTCCTGCTGGTATTGGAAACGATAGCGCTAAACAACAGCTTGTAAAACAAATCAAGTGGAACGATGTGCAAGATACTGCAGAAGCGAACAATGCAACTGAGTGGTTAAAGACCCAACCTGATAATGTTAACAACGATTATATGCAGAACCTAAAGAAAATTGCACGTGCAGAAAGCGTTCCTTCTGCAATGTTTGGGTATTGGTGTTCATTAATCAGTGCTTACCATCGTGCTGTGGGTGAAGAAGCTAACCGCAAACAGGTGCATAAACTTGATGCGTGGCTTGGAAACCCTAAAGATAAAGTAACGATTGAGGTCCAAGTTGTTGGTAAAACCTACCTATCAAGCAACTTTGGAGCGGTTACCCTTGTTCGTATGGTTGACACCGAAGGTAGAACTCTGGTATGGTTTGCTTCATCAAAGTCTGGTATGGATGAACGTTGTAAATACCTGATTAAGGGAACGATTAAATCTCATGGTCTTTTTCGTGAACAAAAACAAACGGTACTAACCCGTGTAAAAGTTATTGAAAACAAGGGCTAAAATGACACTTAAAGATAGATTCATTCACTGGTACTTCAACAAATTCCAACAAGACCGGTTGTATTTGGCGTTAACAACAGTCACGGAAAATTCCCCATGGCATAGGGAACGTAGCGTAAGCACCCATACTGACATGGTTGTTGCCCAGTACCTTACAAACCACCAGCTGTTAGATTGGAATACGAACGACCTGAGCGGTGCCTTTGCTTGCGCTTTTCATGATGTTGGCAAACCACTAGCGAGAGAAGAGCGTTATAATGAACAGCGTGGGCAATATTTTGCCTACGCGGGGCATGAAGTACTTAGCGCTCGGTTGTGGGAAGATTGGGCGATGCGAAATCGTGAA